AACCAAACCCCCATATATGGAAGGTGACCATGTTAAGAAAGACAAAAAAGAGGCTAAAAGCCTTAAGGGACACATCTTTGATGTTGGCAATGTTCTTCCTACCATTTGGTTACGACTTCCTTTTCAAATTGATAATGGAGGTCAGTGGATCATTCTGGGTGGCAGATCTTATCTTTTATGGAATCTCAGGATTCTTTTTTGCCTCCTATATTTTGCTGTCCAAGCATTTAAATAAATCTGATTAGAGCTCTCTAATTAGTTTCATTACACTAAATTATTCCAATGCCATTGTGTATTGGAAAAATCATTATATTTTTGTAATTATGCCAATACCTAATAAACAAATAGGGTGGAGCCAGGAGAGCAATCTTCTGTGGGGCATCTGGAATGATCTAGATAGATTCTATCGTTTTGTAGGTAGTACAACAGGTACCACCACTACAGTTACTACCACTACAGGATTTCCTGTTCCCATTGAAGTTACACTTCCTGCCACTTCCTCAGATGCTTTTGGGCGTTTAAGAGTTTCAAATCCCTTAACATTATTTGATTCTTCTCATAGATATAAAGATAACGGTCTCTGGGCTACTTCTACAGCAAGTGGAGGAGCAGTAGTATTTAATGCAAATGAAGGTCTAGTAAACCTTAATGTTAATACTACCAGTGGATCACAAGTACTTAGAGAAACCTTTAAAGTATTTTCATATCAGCCAGGTAAGAGTTTGTTGGTGCTAAGTACTTTTGTAATGAGTCCTGCTCAAACAAACTTAAGACAAAGAGTAGGATACTTTGGTACACAAAATGGATTATATGTTCAACTAAATGATTCCACTCTTAGCTTTGTTGAAAGGAGTTTGGTTACTGGAGTAATTACTGAATCTGTGGTAAATCAATCAGCGTGGAATGTTGATCCCATGGATGGTACTGGTCCTTCTGGCATAGTATTAGATATTGCAAAAGCTCAGATATTATTTATGGATATTGAGTGGTTGGGTCTTGGAACTGTTAGAATGGGGTTTGTTATAAATGGTAATTTTTATGTTTGTCATAATTTTCATCATGCTAATCTTATTACTTCTACCTATATAACTACAGCATCTCTACCTTTAAGATATGAGATTACAAACACTGGAGTAACTGCAAATGCTAGCACATTAAAACAAGTATGTTCTACAGTGATATCAGAAGGTGGTTATGAACTTCGTGGAGCGCAGCAAGCTGTAGGAACACCTATCACAACACCTAAAACATTTGCTGTAGCAGGAACTTATTATCCAATGGTAGGAATTAGACTTAAAACTACTGCATTAGATGCTATAGTTATAAGTACAGCGGTATCTTTATTAGGAATTGGTAATGGTAAAAACTATGCATGGAGACTTGTGCAATCTGCTATAACAACAGGAGGATCTTGGGTTTCAGCAGGTACAGATTCATCTGTAGAATATAACCTTACAGGAACATCTGTTACAGGTGGTAGAGTATTAGCACAAGGATATGTTAATTCTTCTAATCAAGGTTCTCCAAGTATCAATATATTAAAAGAGGCACTATTTGCTAGTCAACTTGAAAGAAATTCTTTTACAAGTACACCTCTTGAATTGGTTATTGAAATGGCTATAGATGCAACTGGTGGAACTTTAGGAGCATACGTTTCATTAGATTGGGAAGAAATAAGTAGATAATAAAAAATTAAGACATGTCAATCCCTAATAGACAAATAGGATGGAGTAATGAGAGTAATTTGTTATGGCAAATTTCTAAGGGTATAGATAAACTTACTACCACTACGGGAACTAGTTTATCTAATATCATTGCTATTTTAAATACTAAGGTGGGTGGCTCAGGTACTACTAACTACGTACCTAAGTGGACTGGCACAAGCGTGCTTGGTAACTCACAGATATTTGATAATGGGACTAACGTGGGAATTGGGACTCCAACTCCTACATTCAAATTGGAAGTCAATGGTGATATTAGGGCAACAAGTTTGTTATTGGCCGATGATTCAATAAGTGCAAAACAAGGAAATCCTACTTCAATACTTGCGGGGTATAGCGGTTTTGCGGCAAGTTTATTAACCAATTCAATAAATTGGTACAATGGAACAACTGGAAAACAATTTTCGTTTATTTTTCCTAATGGATTAACCGCTTCACAATTAACAATACCCAATTCAAGTGGTACAATACAACTCTCAGCTGGTACAACAAATTATTTTACTTATACTTATACTGGTTTTGGTGTAGATACTGTTGTTGCAAATGTTAAGACAGGAATTAAAATTTTTAGATTTGGATTGTCTTTTGATTTAGGGGAATTTGTAATTGAAGATTTAGCCTTACCTCCTAATGTTATTAGTTTTCAAATTAATAGCGGATCTTCAATTAACGGTGGTCTAGTTACACAAATCGGTCAAACAACTTTATTAATAAATACTATTCAATATATTACAGGTGGATTACAATTAGTTAATACTATAACTAGTTTTAGCGCAAATAATTTAATTGCAATAGGTGGATTAAATGCATCACAAAATATATCAAGTTTTTCATTACCTTCATTAGTTTATTGCCTTGGAGGTCTTACTTGTAATAGTACAACAACATCTTCTTACAATTTTAATTCGCTAGTTTATGCTGGAGGATTATTTATTAGTTCTGCTGCAGGTTTAACAAGTATTAGTTTTCCAGCATTAGTCTATAATTATGGTACTATGTCTTTTACTGGTTTAACCGCTTGTACAAGTATTAGTTTACCAGTTTTAACAACTTTTGTTAATAATCCAAGTTCAGGCGCAAATTTAATTGCTTTGAATAGTTTGACAAGTTTAACTAATTTTTCAATGCCTTCTATTCAAGTTATTACTTCTAATACTAGTCAAACAGCTTTAATTTTTACTTCGAGTACGCCTAATTTAACAACTTTTAATATTGGTACATCTTTACTTCGTTTTGAAAGAAGTAACGCACCAAATACTGGTAATTGGATAATGACAAGCTGTGCATTAAATCAAACAAGCGTAGATAACATTTTGGTACAATTAGCAAAATTGGACGGAACTAATGGAACAACTCTATTAAGTAATAGAACAATTACTATAACTGGTACAAGTAGTGCGCCTTCTGCAACTGGTAATGCGGCAAAAGCTACATTAGTTGCAAGAGGCTGTACAGTAACAACTAATTAAAATACATGTATTGGAAAACAATATACTGAAAATATAGCAGTAAAATTTAAAGTAGATATCAAAGCATCACAAAATGGGAACACCTAATCAACAAATAGGATGGAGTCAAGAGGCTAAGTTGTTACAGCAGATTTCTAAACAGCTGGATAAACTTATTAAAGTTACAGCTGCTGCTGGTACAACAACTACAACCACTACAGCTGCTCCTTAATAGAACGTAAAACCAACTACAACTACATATGAAGGATTTGAAATTTGTCTGTGAAGAATGGAGAAGTATTCCTGAATTTGAAGGATATCAGGTAAGTAGTCTTGGTAACATTAGAGGAATAGATAGACTTAGGAAAGGTAGGAATGGCTTACGTATCACCAGAGGGAAGGAACTAAAAAAAGTTCTTAATAAAAAGGGTTATCCTGAAGTGAGACTTCGCAAACAAGGTTGCCATACTAGGCTTGTTCATAAACTTGTAGCTAGTGCTTTTATGATAAAACCAGAGGGCTGTACTCAGATTAATCACATTAATGGTGTAAAAACCGATAACAGAGTTATTAATCTTCAATGGGTAAACCAATCAGAAAATCAACTACATGCTTATAGATTAGGGTTGCAGCCTAGTAGATCTGGTGAAGGGAATGGTAGGGCTAAACTTACAGACAAAACTGTAACAAGAATCAAAATTTTATACAATAACGGAAGTAGTATAGTCGAGGTTTCTAAAATGTTAAACGTTTCAGTTTCAATTACTAGACAAATTATCTATGGAAGAACCTGGAAGTCTAACAAAACTGAGATTGTTAAAAGAGATGATAGATTTAAACCAACAACTAAATAGAATGAGAGAACTAAAATTTATAGCTTGCCAGCCAGATGATGCGTATTACACATGGCAAGTGCATTTATGGCTAGAAAACCTGAGGAAGCTAGGACACTCTGACAAGGCTATTGTGCTTGTCTTTATCCCTAGCTTTAGAGACAAGAACACAAAATGGGAGCAGGTTGTGGAGCTATATCCAGAGGCTGAGTTCCATTTCTACAAGGATGTAGATGATGTTAGCAAGCTCTTGGGAGTGTACATTCCCATCCTCAGACCCTATGTCCTATCCAAGTATTTCACAGAACATCCTGAAATGAAGGATAAAGCAGTGTTCTATTGTGACTGCGACATCCTGTTTACAGAGAAATTTGATGTAACCAAGTTTCTTGATGATGATGTAAACTACCTGTCTGATACAAATAGCTACATCAATGCTAGCTACTTTGACAGCAAGGTGAAAGATGTTCTCCCAGAAAAGCTGGAAGAATACAAAAAGATAGATGTTCTGGATGATGTAAGCAAACTGGTTGGTGTAAACAGAGCAATCTGTGAGAAATACAACGACCATTCTGGAGGTGCACAATACCTCTTGAAGAACATAGATGCTAAGTTCTGGCAAGACGTAATGTCTGCCTGCATAAACATCCGTGTTCATTTGATGAATGTCAACAGAACGTATTTTGAGAATGAGAACAAGGGAATACAAAGCTGGTGCGCAGATATGTGGGCTGTGCTTTGGAACTTGTGGGCTAGAGAACAAGAGACAAGGGTGGTTCCTGAGATGAGCTTTGCTTGGTCTCCAGACCCCATAACAAAGCTAGAAACCCACACGATTCTTCATAATGCAGGAATTACAGGACCTTTCATGGGAGATGTTCCATATTTCTACAAGGGAGCATATCACCTAGGAAAAGATCCTTTCAAAGACCCTCACCTCCATGTTGTATTCCATCATGAGGAGAGTAAGAAAAGATGTACACATTTTTATGTAACAGAGCTATTGGCTCTAAAAGAAAAATATAACCTCAACTATTAACCATTAAAAATTTAAAAATGGGAAGCAACAAAAAAGATTTAAGAGCTTATGTCCGCTTTGATGGAAGCGGAAGAGTGGTTGCAGGTAGCTTGGTCCTCAGACGCAAGAAACCTAAGGTGGGTAAATGGATGGAAATCCAAACCTACGAATGCTGTGATGAAATCACTACAACCAGTAGTACAACAACTCCATTCATTGGCTAAAAATTAATTCAAAATGGCAACTAATAAAAAAGACTTGAAAGCCTTTGTACGTTATGATGGTACAGGCAGAGTTGTGTCTAGCAGTGTAATTCTAGCTAGAACAAAGCCCAAAGTGGGCAACTGGAAAGAAATCCAGACGTATGAATGTTGTGGTCCTGTTGTAGGAGATTTCCTTCTCCTGGAAAGTTCTACACCAGAAGACAATCAATACATTCTTCAAGAAGACGGAAGTCGCATAATCCTTTAAACCCTTTAAAAATTATAAAAATGTCAGACAAAAAAATCTCACAACTCACTGGTGCAACCACCCCTCTAACAGGCACAGAAGAGTTGGCAATCGTTCAGGGTGGTTCAACTGTAAAAGCTACAGCACAAGATGTAGCTGATTTGGCTGGGGCGCCCTATTTGGTATATACTGCCCTCCTTTCACAATCAGGAACAAGCGCACCCGTTGCTACCGTATTGCATAATACTTTGGGTTTTGTGCCGACTTGGGGCTATACCAGTGTTGGTTCGTATGCAAGTGTTAATTCTGGTTTTACAGCCAATACGGTAATTTTTATGGGGCAATTCTATGCTGATCCTGATCCTAGTTTAACGGCTGTAACATTTACTAGTTCAAGAACCCCTTCGTCAGGCGGTACAGTAAATGTTCAGTCAAGAAGTAATGGTACTTTAGATAATAATCTTCTTTACGAAACAGCTATTGAAATTCGTGTTTATCCATAAATGATATTCAAAATTTTGGGGGGAGCTAGGATTGTGACCCTATGGGACACATGATAGCAACCCTCTGGGATGCTGGATTAGCACCCCCAAAATTTAACTCTTTTAAAATGGCAGACAAAAAAATATCCCAACTTACGGCAGCTGGGCCTCTTACGGGAGCAGAGGTGTTACCTATTGTTCAAAATGGTAACACGGTGAAGGTTAGTGCGCAAGATGTAGCTAATACAGCTGTGTCATTGAGCTTTAATTGGAGTATTCCTGATAGAATTTATTCTGCTAGAATTGATGGAACGTATAAACCCCTTCAAATTATATTCAATAATTTAGTGTTAGAGCCAGGTGTAACATACACCCTCTTGATTGATAGATGGAGGTTCAATGAACTTAAAAATAATAAAGTAGCTCCTCCTGTATTTAGAGAATCAAGGTTTTATCATGAAGCTGATGCTCTTGCTCAAGGTAGGCAGAATGAGATAGTCATTACATCTACTACACAACTATTTGATTTTAATCAGGATTTTTACTTTACACCGCATCCAGGAAGCTTTCCAAATGCAACTGGACAATGTAAAAGAGGTCTTGGCCCAAATGGGGGTTCTGCAATATTAAAACTTGGATTTAGAATAAAAATTGATCATCCCACCAAAGGAGTGTCTGAAACCCCCATCTTGGGAAGTATCGTTATGATTGGTAGTAACGATGGTAATGCTGATGCAAGAGCTATATCATACAGAAATATTTAATATTTAAACAATGAAACGAATTGTAAAACTAAAAGTAAATAACTGGTCCAATATATCTTGAAATTCGTGTATACCCATAAAACCTAAATAATGGCAATTAAATCCCTGTTCCCTGAGGAGATGATGAAGTCTTCTGGAGGTGAGTTAAGTCTTGATTCAATCAAGGCTAAGTTAAATCATTTTGAACTTCAGGTTCATGAACTCCATTGGCAGACATTTGGTCTAGGAGAACATGAGGCTCTTGGAGATCTATACAACACTATTTTTTCTATGAAGGATGAAATTGTAGAGAAAATAATGGGGTATACAGGAACCCGAACCAAAGCTATGCCTGTAGATCCTATCAAGAACTACGCTCCAGGACTTCCTAATCAAGTGGTTGTTGAGCTTATTTCTTTTGCAAAACAGCTTGAAAACTTTGGTGCAAGCAGCAACATGCCAGACATTGAGAACCTTGCACAAGGTCTTTCTGGGGAAGCGGCAAAAATTAAATATAGACTAACTTTGTCATAATGTTGACCGAGCAGGAGTTTTTTGCACAGAGAGAAGAGCGTCTTAGGATTCTCAAAAACTGTGGCATATATGTCATACGCAATCTTGTAAATGATAATATTTATGTTGGTAGTAGTGTAAATATTAGAAGAAGATTTTCTCAGCATAAAAGCACACTTAGGCACAACACTCACAAAAACAAGCATTTACAAAATGCTTGGAATAAGTACGGAGAGGAGAACTTTGAGTTTGTTGTAATTGAGCACCACAGCTATCCAGAAAAGATTTTAGGAAGAGAGAATAAGTGTATACTCTTATATAATCCTGAGTACAACAACATTAAGGTCAATTCAGAAAGAAGATTTGTGCATTCTGAGGAAACAAAAAGAAAAATAGGATTAAAAAGTAAAGAAAAATTTATAAAAAATCCAGAACTGAAACAACAACTAATTGATCTTCACAAAGGAAAACCTGCTTGGAACAAGGGTAAGAGAGGTATTTATTCTAAAGAAACCTTAGAAAAGATGTCTCAGGCTAGAAAAAATAGAAGCAATGCAAATAAATAAGAAGTTTTTCCCAGAGGTGATGCAAGATAACGAACTAGCTTATTTTGCACACCTTGAGGGGATACTTAGTTCTGTTGATGAGCTCTCATCCTTGGAGATTACAAGGAACCCCCACTCCTACCATTTCAGGCTAGCTCCTAGTCTACCTAAATATACAGAGCTGCTTTTAGAGGAGATCCTGAAGTTCCATAACATGCTCCAAATCAGGCTGATACTATCCAAGAGCATCAAAACCTCAGCTGTAATCAACTTTGAAATAAATTTGGATAATTAGAATATTTTCCCTTATCTTTGTTATTAAAACCAAAAATTACAATAATGGCAAACAAAATCACTTACGATCCTAACAAGAAGTACACCTGGGGACCTGATGATAGTTTCATCCTCTCTGGGGCAGAATTTGGACTTGTACTTAACACCTTAAGAGCTGTCCTCAGCACAGAGGAAGCTGCTCGCATTCTGTTAGCTGCTAGAGCTAATGAAATTATTGAAGGTACGCTCGGTAGATC